ATGTTTGTGTATGTGTGGAAAACAGGGGGTTTGTCATGAATAAGTATGATTATTGGCTAGAGAGTGGTGCAGATCAAGAATGTGCAGAAGATCAGCGCGAATATGTTTGGCATAACTATATGAAGCCAGGCGAAGAATATGATGTAATGAATCTAGAAGTATTCCAAGAGCATTTGATGGAAGCTACAGCAAGTTATGCAGGTGCTGAGAAGTGGGAAAATCTGCGACAGTATGCAGATCGCGGTGAGTGGGAGAAGTTTGGTCGAGCTATTTATTATTTAGTTCATGACCATATTGAAGATCAATTGATTGATTAAGGGGAAATAATGTCTAACTATATGGAACTTAGAAAGATCGATGTCTCAGACAAGATCGAGAAAAAGAATGGCTTATCTTATCTATCATGGGCTTGGGCTGTAGATACATTGTTGCAGCATGATGCTACAGCCACATGGTCATATGGTCAGCCTGTAATGTTTGGTGAGACTGTAATGGTGTTCTGCACAGTCAATGCTTTTGGCAAATCAATGACAGCTCAGTTACCTGTTATGGACTATCGCAACAAAGCAATACCTAATCCTGATGCATTTGCAGTTAATACAGCAATGCAAAGATGTCTAGCAAAAGCAATTGCGCTGCATGGCTTAGGCTTGTCGCTATATGTTGGTGAAGATCTATGGGATGATGTAGAGCCTGTAGATACATTAGATCTTGTAAAAAAGATTATGGCATCAAAAGACATTGCAGAGCTAAAAGTTAATTTTGCATCAGCTTTCAAAGAAGTTGCTAAAGATAAAAATGCAATGAAAGTTGTAAATGATGCGAAAGAAGCTAGAAAGGCACAGTTAAGTGAAACTAGCTGATGAGCAGCCTGATAATGTTTGTTTTAATTGTGGAGAGAAATGGGGCGTAAGCCCCATGAAAAATGGGGAGAGTCATCGAATATGGATAGACCAATGCGATGTTTGTTTAAAGCTCACAGCGGTAGCAGATGCATCGGAATATGGATATATGAAGGAAGGTTGGGATGGAGAAGAAATGGTGTAGTTCTTGTCAGGTTGATAGGCCAAAAGCTGGTTTTAAGCTGGTAACAACAGGCTCTAAAGTCAGAAGATGGAAGTGTGAATTTTGTTTAAAAAGAGAAGCAGAGGCTAAATATGCAAAAAGAAAATGAGTTTTTTGAGAAAGCAAGAGAAGTAGCAAAAGCATTAGATAATCAAAGCTATGTATATACACCTAGTTCTACAGACATTACTGTTAGATGGAGAAAGTTGTATGGCTATGTGCCTGCAAGCGAGCAAATCAGATTTCAAAAGAAGTGGGCTGAATTTCGAGCTATTACAAGCCGAACACTAGATGATGTAGAAATTCCTCTTTGTCCTGGAGTTGTGCAATGGAAAAAGTGGTCAAAGTTTTAGTAGAGATTGGCATTTACTTTTTTCTGCCTTTTGCGATAATTAAGATATCTTGGGATTTAGCAAAGACCTGGATAGAGGAAATTATTAAATGAGAAACAAGCATTGCATGGAAGCCTTCTATGAGACTATTAAGGAAGTAGATATTCCTAAAGGTCAAATAATGTTTGCAGAGAACTTCTTTGCAGCAGGTTGGGATGCAGCTATCGATGCTTTATCTCTCGCATATCAGAGACAGTTTGAAGAAGATGGAGTCGATACTCAGCTTATTAGGCGAGAGCCACAAGAGCCACCGTCAGACGATGACCAAGAATGAATGGTACCCACTTTGTTTCCATAATCGATATGAATACAAAAAGTGGCAATACTATCAAAAATGGGGAGATGAAGTCTGTAGTGTTTGTGATGATTGCACCGATCAATATCAAAAACAGATGAAAAGGCAAAATAGATGTTTTATGGCAGAAGCCATGAGAAAATCTAGCAACAGTAAACGATATGCAGAATGAACCAGTGTCGCAAGCAGTAATGATCGTAACAGAGACAGAACCTTATAGATTTAAGGTTGAAATAGAAGGCTCTGATTTGTCTTTAGAAGTTTCGCAGATTATGGTAAAATTTCTAAATGACTGCTTAGAGCAGATTCATAGAGATACAAAATTTCATTAAGTGAATAAGGGTATGGGGAAATGGAACAGAGAACAGAAGAATGGTTTAATGCCAGACTTGGCAAAGTAACTGCAAGCAGAGTTGCTGATGTTTTAGCTAAGATAAAAACAGGTGAAGCTGCAGCTCGCAAAAACTACAAGATGGAGTTAGTAGTTCAGAGACTTACTAAGCAGTTTGGCGAGTCTTTTAGCAATGCAGCGATGGAATGGGGAACAGAGCAAGAGCCTTTCGCGAGAATGGCATACGAAGCTCAGACAGGCAATTTTGTAAAAGAAGTTGGTTTTGTAGATCATCCTGTAATTAGTATGTTTGGATGCTCGCCTGATGGTATTGTCGATGAAGGCTTAATCGAGATTAAGTGTCCTAATACATCGACACACATCGAAACAGTATTAGACAACAAAGCACCAAGCAAATATATCCCACAGATGCAATGTCAGATGTCAGTAACAGGCGCGAAATGGTGCGATTTTGTATCATTTGATCCTAGAGTGCCAGATGACTTGCAGCTTGTAGTAGTAAGAGTCGAAAGGGATCAAGATTATATCGACTCTATGGAAGCAGAAGTAAAGCAGTTTCTAAGCGAGGTCGAAGACCTATTTAATCAATTGAAAGCGAGGCAGAAATGACCTATGAAATGAAAGATGGCAGTTTTAGTTTATTTAAAAATGATCGCAAGACAACAGACAAGCATCCTGACTACAAAGGATCGATCAAGATAAATGGTGTAGAGCATTGGTTTGATGCATGGCTAAAAGATGGGAAGAAAGGTAAGTTTTTATCAGGTCGAATTGGCGATCCTAAGAAACAAGGCTTTACACCTAAGGGCAATGATGAGATGCCTAAAGATAGCGGTATTCAAGACGATGAAATACCTTTCTAAGGAAAAAAATCATGAAGAAATTTTCTGTAGCAATATTAACAAATTTGTTAATTTTTAGTAGCGCATATGCCTGTCAAACACAGACTTTAGTAGTAGGCGGTAAGCTGCAAGTCTGCACTATTTGTGGATCTGTAGTAAGCTGTATGTAACCCCCAATGAGATCGGCATACAGAGGTGCAATGCCTCTACCCTTCACAAGGAGCGCCACCACCCTACCGATCATGGTGGCACTATGAATGGCCAAAACACTTATGCAGAAAGAAATACTGTGCCTGATATAGGCGAACAGTTATTTGAGCAATACTGCAAAGAAAAAAATTACAGAGTGTTTAGATTAGGCTTTGATTCTAAGAAAACAGCAATTAAGAATTTCTACAAAATAAATCCACTATTAAGAAATATACCTGACTACATTGTAGAAACAGACAAAGGTAACTTTACTGTTCAAGTAAAAGGCACAGCGAATATTAAGAAGAAAGAAGTTGAGATGATACCTCTGTTTTTAGAGTGGTATTCTTGCAAAGATGCACCATTAGTTTATGCATTTTGCTTTGCGGGCGCGAAGCCTAAATTGATTTATGCTGAGAAAGTGATAGAGCTGTATAAACAGTCAGTAGATAAAGTGTGGCCAGATGGTGTGATATACAGATCATTGCAGATATAAAACTGCTTCAGCTTCTCTGCGCCTTGTTAGACCTCGAAAAACTTTACCACCAGCTTTATTCCACTTCAAAAACTCTTGAGCTGCGCCAACAATGTCAGCTCTATTGTGTTTTCGTCTAAGTGTAGATGCTTGTAGATTACCTAGTCCAAGATTAAATGAAAAGCTGATGAGTGCATCAAAGCGAGACTGAGTAAGATTATTAGGACATAGTCGCAATATCCCTCTTTCAAAGCGCATAAGATCTTTTTTAAGTAAATCATCTGCTTCTTGCTGTGTAATCTCTCTAAACCACTCTATAGGCAGAGTTTTGCCATCGCCTATAAGATGACCCCATCCAACAGTCCATAAGCCTATAGGGTCTTGGTAGGGCTTTAAATGACATCCCTCAAATTTCTTGATGAGATTCAGCCCTTTTTCGCTAGTTCTCATCTGCGAGCATTAAATGCTTGCGAACCAAACCAAAAAGCAATGATTGATGACCAGATAGTGATTGTTTCTTCTGACCATAGAATCTTGAGAGCTGCATCGAATGGCACAGCATTGTGCCAGGCATACCAGAATCCTGCTACTTCTACGAATAAGAAAATAGCAAACATTCCATAAGTAACAGTAGGGCGAACCATTGCTCTAGCGTTAATCACCCATTTGTCTGCGCCTTTGGCTAAGTCTGTGTCATGCTGATACAGAGCAATCTTTTCATCCTTAAATGCTTGGATTTCGATCTGATCGGTGCGAATCTCCTCGACCCTAGCTTGGGCTACATAACCTTCTCTGGCTAGTTCTAGTTCTCTTTCGGTCTGTAGTCGAGCCATTTCTAGCTCATGCTTTTTGTCAGATCTATCTTGGAAGAAGTCTAAAAACTTAGGTAAACCACCAGCAAGAAAAGATAAAAGTGTAGAGACTAAAGTAATCATTTCTTAAATAGCAGTTCTGCTACCCAAGTTACAAAAGCACCAAAGACAGATGCAGCTCCCATAATAGCCCATAGCGATCCTTTGGATCTTTCAGCCATCATTACTAGTTTTTTAATGTCAGCCTCCATAATGTCGATCTTTTTCTCCATTGTTTCGACTTGGGCTACTAACTTTCCATATTTATATGGATCTAGGAACTCATCTGCCATTTGCATACCTATTCGACTGTAGTTTCTACAGGCTTTTCTAAAGATTCCTTTAGCATCTTGACAAAGGCATCTTTGCCTACCTGCATTTGTTGGATCTGGAACTGTGCAGAAGAAATCTTGCGGTCTAAATCTAGACAATGATTTGTCAGTAAGACCTGTTCTTCTGTAAAGTTATTTGTATCATATTCAACACCATCGATTGTCAAGGGTTTCGCTTGTTTTTCGCCCATGATTGCTCTCCTAAAAAATGCCTACTAAGATGGTAGTAGGCTTACCAAGGTAAACCGCTAACACTAATAGGGTTCTTCTGTGCATTGATTTGGTCTGCAAGGCTAGACTCTACTGTGTCTTTACCGAGCGACTCTTGCACCCAACCTACTACTGTTTCTTTGGTCAGTTGGTCATAAGGAGTAAAAGAACCTTCCTCTGTATACCCTACTGTGCCATAGGTAGAAGCGGTATATTCGCCATCTACTGCGGTTACTGTATAGTGGACTGTTGTTACAAAACCATCAGAGGTTTTGCGATCCATTTGTGCTACATTCCATTCGATATTCATTTACTACTCCTTATTTAGATTTAAGTAATGCTACTTCCTGTTTTAGTTCTTCAATCATTGCTTGTTGTTCTTGGATTGCTTTTGTCAAGATTGGAATAATGTTCTGATAGGCAACGCTCATATACTGACCGCCTTGCTGAACTACGCCATCTACATAATTCTTACCTTCTAAAGCAGTTAACAGTTCTTGAGCAATAAAGCCAGTCTGTATGCTTTGGTCTTTTGACCAATCTTCTTTGTATTTATAAGTAACTGGATTAAGTTTAGCGACAACATCTAATCCTGAATCTAAAGGCGTTATATCATCTTTAATGCGCTCGTCTGAGCCATTAACATAAGCACCAGCACCCCATACTCCTGTTCCGTTACATTGGAGGTTATAAGCACCTTGGTCTGTTGTTCCAGCAATATAAACTTCACCACCAGAGGTAATACGCATACGCTCTGTGCCAGCTGTATAAAAATTCATTGGATAAGCGCCCTCTGAAAACAACACAGATGCATACGCTGCTCCAAAAACTGCACCAGTGCTGTTGTCTCTACCTACATAGAAACTGCCACCAGTATTAACAAATTGACTGTATACAGCGTTTGTTCCTGTAGATGAATCTAACCGAACTGAAGCAGTTCCCGCTTGGATAGATAAAGTATTGTTTGGAGAAGAATTACCAATACCAACATTACCACCAGAGGTGATACGCATACGCTCTGTATTATTAGTACCAAAGCGCATTGCATAAGCACCAATAGATGTCAAAAACGGCTCGTTAGAAATCATTTGCGCTCTAAATGTTCCAGTTCCATCAGTAATATCTACATAGCCGTTGGCAGCTCCTTGGAATCTAGCAACTGCTGTTCCTGTTGTTACAGTATCTAGTCTAAAACTAGGACTACTGGTACCAATACCTAAATTACCAGAGCTATCAAGACGCATACGCTCTGTGTTGTTTGATTGCCAAACATGAATACCAGAAGCAGCTAAAGCGTTATAGACAATGTTTCCGTTAGTAAATGAGCCTACTGAAGTTATGGCTAAAGAACCACCACTAGCAGGGTTAAATGTTGCATTGCCGCCGCCATCTGCAACAAAACCGCCACTTCTAATTCTGAATGTGGTTGCTAAAGATGTTCCATTTACATCTAATAACTGGCTAGGACTACTAGTACCAATACCTACATTACCAGCAGTTGTAATTGTTAATCTATTTGTTCCTGTAGGAGAATCATAGATATTTACTGAACCTTGCTCTCCAGATGCTCCTAATGTTTCGTAAAATAACCAATGATTTGTTCCAGCAGCATTACCAATTGCAATTTGTGGAGAAGTGCTATTTGCACCATAAGCACCAATTAAAGCATTTGAACCACCAATCGCTCTTATGTTCCCGCCTGATACATCTAATTTTGCAGAAGGACTACTAGTACCAATACCAACTCTATTATTAGTAGCATCAATAACTAAAGTATTGCTATCAAAGTTCAGTCCATTAGGAATAGATACTGCACTAGAATTAATAGTGAGTGCATCGCCAGAAGCATCGCCTAGTGTTGCACCGCCATTAGCAGAAAGTGTGCTAGACATTACTACTGCTCCGCTAAAGGTTGTTGCGCCTGTAGCCGATAAAGTAGTAAATGCGCCTGTATTGGCTGTAGATGCTCCGATAGGAGTATTGTTAATCGAGCCACCAGTAATAACAGGGTTTGTAAAGGTATTGCCTGACAGAGCGACACCAGTAATAGAACCGCCTGTGATAACAGGAGCAGTCATGGTATATGTGCCACCTCTGATGCCATCTCCGACATCTCGGATCTGTGCCATCATATCCCGCATGGTATCGTTTACTGCGGATGGGAGCATTCCCTCTGGCGCACCATCTGGAGGTGCAGCATTGTTATTAGCAGGGGTTAGAGAATATTTTGTATATGCCATGATTTTCCTTACTGTTGTTCTGTCTGAAATTCACCAGATAAAAGACCTCTTAGTCCTGTAATAGGAACATTATAAGTTCTTGGTTGGAGCTCTGGTGCTCTACCCAAGCGCATCATATCTGCCAGGTTCTCAATTGCTGATCTTCGCATAGCGGTTGCACCCATTCTTGATGCTGCTGCACCTGCTGCTAAAGGAGCACCTAAAGTAGGCTCATAAGCAATAGCACCACCTGAGAATATGCCTGATACAACTCCTGTTGGAGCAAATCGACCATAGAACTTTAAGAGGTTTTGAACTGTGCCACCTTTTGCTGCTTCTTCGATTGCTGCTTGCTCTTGCTTAGTAAACAGGCGCATTTTTTTCTCATTCTTAGCTAACTGTCTTAACTGTTGAGCCATTGAGTTTTCTTCGCCTGATGCAGTAAATTTAGACCGATCTAACTGAGCATTGTTGAGCATATCCTCAAATACTTCTGCTTTCTTGAGTCTGCCATAAGAGGTTCGAGCATCTTTCCACAGATTGATCGCCTCCTTGCTTCCACCGACTACTGCAGAATCAGGAGCATTTAGAATGGCTGAGTCGAACTCATCGACCAAGATAGAGGCTAGTCTGCGCTCTTGTGGATCTGTGCTTGCTTGTGCACCTTTAATGATCTTTCTGAGTGCTTGTAACTCTGTAAAGTCTTTAGGAGTTGCAGGATTGGTTAGTTCTTCTAGAGCCGATGCAATCTTAGGATAAGCCTTAGGTGTATAGCCTTCTGCTCTTAAATCCTTGCCAATCCGATCCATATTAGCGATAAAGCGGTCAGAGTCTAGTAATACACCAGATTCTTGAGCTTTGGTGAACAGATTTGTAGATTCTTGTGCCAATTGTTCTTGTGTCGGAGCACCTTTAGCCTTGCGAGAGACTGTTGCGCCAAATGGTGCAGCAGTTGTAACTCCAGCGATCATACCTGCTAATGGACTTCCTGTCGCTTCTGTAACATATTGGGCTGTTGCTGCCGATGGTGCAGATGCTGCGACCTGTGCTTTAGGAGCTTCTGCTAACCGCTTAGATACTTCTCTAGTAACAGGACTGATTGCTTGTTGTCCTAGTTTCATAAAAGCAGGCAATTGAGCTAATGTAGAACTAATTCCACCTGCACCAGCCTCAATCATTCTTTCGCCTCGGCTTTGTGGCTCTGCCATGCCCATTTCTGTCATAGCTCGGCTTGCGACTTGGCTAGGCATCTGTAATTGTGGAATCTCTGTGCCTGCGACTTTATTGACCCCACCAGAAATCATATTTATCAATGAGTTAAGAGCATCACCAATTGGTAAAGCCATAGAGCCTACTAAAGCACCAGGAGCACCGCCTACAGCACCACCAAGAGCTGCACCAGGAACAGTCTGAGCCATGCCTCTAGCAGCAAT